ATCAAGCGTATCTTCTTAGAGAAGATCCAACTAGCATAGTTAAATTAAAACAACTTTTAAATAATTTAAAACCAGGCGATAATTTTTCTATATCTGAATTAGCAGAAAAATCTGGGGTAACTAGAAAAACAGTTAGTCAATATTTAAAAAGAGATTATCCTCAACTAGCGGGAGCGGTTGGAATGAATTTATTAACCGGAGAAGCTAAGGCCGATGAAAAAGTTACTTACAATCCAGAAATAGGATCTTTTGTTAATCCTATTACTGAAGATAAAACAAATCAAAATCAATTACTAGAATGGGCTACTGAAAATCCGCTGACGACGATTGCCGGAACTTCAGTTGCTTTATCCGCACAAGAAGTTCCAAGATCTTATTTAATGCGTAGAGGAGTGGGTGACACAGGACCGCTTCCAGGGGGTAAAGGTAAAATTAGATCAGCACTTGGAATTAGTGGAGCTCTTAAACCTTTACTAACAACTTTAGGGACTCCAGCTATGGCTTTAGGGTTTGAAGGATTACTAGGTAAACAAAGATTAGAAGAAGGCGAAACTATGTCTGAAATATTAACAGATCCTTTAGGACCTTCTTTAGGTTTAGCTTTTATGGAGCCTTTATCTAAAGCTGCAGGAGTTGTTAGAGGTGCACCTAAGAGAGGATTAACGGGTATGTTTAAAAATTATGCTGATTTATCTAATGTAGGAACAGCTCGACCAGGCTTAACAAGTAAAGTTTTAAGATTAGGAATGAGTCCAAGAATGATTGCAGGCGCGAGTAGATTTTTAGGACTACCGGGATTAGCCTTAACTACAGGATTAGCAGGATATGATGCTTATAAAAATTATCAAAATCAAGAAGGAATGATATATAATTTATTCAATGAATAGAAGAAGTTTTATAAAAGCCCTTGGCGTTTTAGCTGCCACACCAGCATTAGGAAAATATTTAAATATATTTAAGTCTGCTCCTATTCGAGAAGGTATTGAACAAGTCGTAGAACAGGCCCCAAGTCGTGGTATGGATTTTTTTAATTTAGTTATTAAAAAAGTAATGGATGAAGGAACAAAAATTGACGAAGTAGATAGAATTCAAACATTTAGACATCCAGACAGACCAGACATTAAAGTAGAATTTGATATGACATCAGGCGGAACCAGCGTTTTTTTTGATAGTGATCAAGGCATTAAATCAATGGGCGAAATTATAAGTGATTCAGAAACTGGAGCTAAAGAATTAATAGAAGCTGAAGAAATAATAAGTCCTTTGGGAAGAGATACCCAAGAAGGCATTAGAGGTGGAGTGGAGAATTTAGAACGATTTATCAAAAAGAAATACGCTAAGGGTGGATTAGTAAGTTTGACAACTAACTCAATGACTGCTAGTAATAAAGCAGGTGTTGAAACATTATTCGAAAGAAGATAGAATACCCCTATGGCCACTATAGACAAATCATTACCCAATACAGATCCTAACGCTGTTGAAGACGAAACAATTGTTGAAACAGAAAAAAAAGCTGAAGTTATTGAAACTCCACAAGGACCTGTAGAAATTGAAATGGATGAAGCAGGAGGAGCGGAAGTTTCTTTTGATCCTAATGCAGTTGATCCTGCACAAGGTGGAGATCATTTTGAAAATTTAGCAGAAAATTTAGAAGATAGTGATTTAGATCCCATGGCTTCAGATTTAATGGGTAAGTACAAAGATTACAAACAATCAAGACAAGACTGGGAAGAAAGCTATAGAGAAGGTTTAAATCTTTTAGGATTTAAATATATTACTAGAACAGAACCTTTTAGAGGAGCAAGTTCTGTAACTCACCCTGTTTTAGCAGAAGCCGTTACTCAGTTTCAAGCACAAGCTTACAAAGAATTATTACCCGCTGACGGACCTGTTCGTTCTCAAATTTTAGGAGCAAGTACAGTTGCTAAAGAAGAACAAGCAAAACGTGTTAAAGATTTTATGAATTATCAAATTATGGATCAGATGAAAGAATATGAACCAGAGTTTGATCAAATGCTTTTTTATTTACCCCTAAGCGGCTCAACTTTTAAGAAAGTTTATTATGACGATCTTTTAGGAAGAGCCGTATCCAAATTTGTACCTGCTGATGATTTAGTTGTTCCTTACTCTGCTACTTCATTAGAAGATGCTGAAGCTATTATTCATGTAATTAGAATTTCACAAAATGATTTACGTAAACAACAAATTGGTGGTTTTTATAGAGATATTGATTTAGGAGAACCTCCAGTTCAAGAAAATCAATTAAAACAAAAAGAATTAGAACTTGAAGGTATTACGCAAGCCGGTCAAGAAGACATGTTTACTATTTTAGAAATGCATGTCAATTTAGATTTAGAAGGTTATGAAGATGTTAATCCTGAAGATAATGAACCTACAGGTATTAAACTTCCTTACATTGTAACAATTGATGAAGCTAATGGAAAAATTTTATCCATTAGAAGAAACTTTAAAGCCGAAGATCCATTAAAAAGAAAACAAGATTATTTTGTACATTTTAAATTTTTACCAGGATTAGGTTTTTATGGATTAGGTTTAATTCATATGATTGGTGGTTTATCTAGAACAGCAACCGTTGCTTTAAGACAACTTTTAGATGCCGGCACTTTAGCTAACTTACCGGCTGGATTTAAAACGCGCGGAGTTAGAATGAGAGATGATGCTCAACCTTTACAACCAGGAGAATTTAGAGATGTAGATGTTCCTGGTGGAAATATTAGAGATCAATTTATGCAATTACCCTTTAAAGGACCTGATCAAACATTATTACAATTAATGGGTGTAGTTGTTCAAGCGGGTCAAAGATTTGCCTCTATTGCTGATACTCAAGTTGGAGATATGAATCAACAAGCTGCTGTTGGTACAACTGTTGCTCTTCTTGAAAGAGGATCAAGAGTTATGAGTGCAATCCACAAAAGATTATATGTAGCAATGAAACAAGAATTTAAATTGTTAGCTGCGGTATTTAAAACTTACTTACCACCTGTATATCCTTATGATGTACCGGGAGCAGCTCGACAAATTAAAGTTGCCGACTTTGATGATAAGATTGATATTCTGCCAGTTGCAGATCCAAATATTTTTTCTCAAACTCAAAGAATTTCTATGGCACAAAGTCAATTACAACTAGCGCAATCAAATCCTCAAATGCATAATTTATACCAAGCGTATAGATCAATGTATGATGCGTTAGGTGTAAAAGACGTTAATGCAATTTTACCTCCTCCACAAAAACCTACTCCTATGGATCCGGCGTTAGAACATATTATAGCTATGTCTGCAAAACCTTTTCAAGCTTTTGGTGGACAAGATCATAAAGCGCATATTGATGCTCATTTAAGTTTTATGTCTATCTCCATGATTCAAAATAATCCTATGGTTATGGCAGCTCTACAAAAAAATATTTTAGAACATATTTCTTTGATGGCTCAAGAACAAGTTCAAATTGAATTTGTACAAGAGTTACAAGAAATGCAAGCTATTCAACAACAACTACAACCTTTAATGCAAAATCCTGCTGCAATGCAAAATCCACAAGCAATGCAACTACAACAACGTATGCAACAAATTAATAATTTAATTGAAACAAGAAAAGCTGTTTTAATTGCTGAGTTAATGATGGATTATGCAAAAGAAGAAGACAAAATTAGTAGTGAAGTTGGTGGAGATCCATTATTAAAACTTAAATCACGTGAATTAGACTTAAAAGCTCAACAAAATGCATCTAGAAAACAAAATGATCAAAGCAGATTAGACTTAGATACGATGAGAGCGATGATGAATCAACAAAATCAGGATGAAAAACTGGAACAAAACGAAGAATTGGCTAATTTACGAGCTGATACGAGTTTAGAAAAACAAGCTATGTCAATTGATAGTAAAAAATTCGATTTTGGTAGAAATTTTAAGAAAAATTAGTATAATAAACCTATAAGGAGAAAATTATGAGTAAAGATTGGCAAAGAGGCTCTACATTTATGAATAACGATCCTAAAGTCGTAAAAGAATTAGGAACGAATTCAGATGGTTATCAAACAGACAAAAAATCTGTAGAAATGACTGATCCTTTTACTTCTCAAACTGTTACAGTTAGAGGAACTAAAAGAATGAGAGCTGATAAGAAACCAGTTAAAGCTACTTGGTATTAACATGTGGTTTTCGGCAATTAAATTAGCCGTTTCTGCTGGAAGTAAAATTTACGCTAACAAGCAGAAAACTAAAATGGCTATGTCAGATGCACAATTAATGCATGCTTCTCGAATGGCTGAAGGTAAGGAAGCTTACCAAGGCAAATTGTTAGAAGCTCGACAAGCAGATTATAAGGACGAGGCAGTTTTAGTGATCCTGTCGGCGCCCATAGCAATTCTCGCCTGGGCAGTCGTAAGCGACGATCCGGCAGCGATGGATAAAGTAAATGTGTTCTTTGAGCATTTTGCGGCACTTCCTAAATGGTTTACAAATTTGTGGATTCTTGTCGTGGCGAGTATTTATGGTATAAAGGGAACACAAATATTTAAAAATAACGGAGGAAAAAAATGAGACAAAACGGAGTAAGAAACGGCTACAGATTTCCATATGGAGAAAGTGGTGGTATGAAAAAACAAGGTTACACCGATAGAAAAGACGAATCTATTGCGATGAGAGTAAGAAAAAAAAGAACTAAAGAACAATTAACAGCTTCAGCAGATGAATCTTATGGTAAATTTGGTTCTGCAGCTCAAAAAAGCGGAAAGATAAATAGGTAATATATGAAATCACCAAGAAGACTAGACAACATGACAATGAATAAAAAAGGCCAACCAATGACTACTCATGTAAGTATGTATAGAGGTGGCGGCATTGTGATGAACAACAGAGGTATGGGTGCAGCTTTAAAAAAAGGCGGTAAGGTAAAAAAAAATACTAGCCGTATGAACAGACTAGAAGAATTAGGTCGTGTTAATGCAGAAAAAGCTTTTTCTAAAAAAGGTAAAAGAAATCTTAAAGCTGAAAAGAAAAGAATTGTAAAAGAGCTTAAAGCATAATGCCAACTTATAATTCAATAGCTAGAGTTCCATTTGCCGAAGGTGGTAGAGTAGGTGCTAAGGATGGAAAGTGGATACAAAAAGCTATTAAAAAACCAGGATCTTTAAGAAAATCTTTAAATATTAAAAAAGGTGAAAAGATTCCTGCTAAAAAATTAAATGCAGCTGCCAAAAAAGGTGGTAAGTTAGGCCAACGTGCTAGACTTGCTAAAACTTTAAAAAAAATGAGAGGTTAATAATGAAAAAACTTTGGAGAAAATTAGTAGACAAAATCTTTGGTAAAAGATGTGAGTGCAATGAAATTGTTCCTGCTAATGTAGTTCGTATTTGTAAAGCTTGTAGTAAGGTTTACTAATGGCTAAAAAAGGCCTTTGGGCCAATATCAACCGAAGAAAAAAATTAGGTATTTCAAGACCTAAATCTAAAAGCACTATTTCCAAAAAAGCATACGCCAATATGAAGAAAGGGTTTCCTAAAAAGACATGAGAATGCCCAATACTAAATATACTGGTAGTTTTTTAAAAAGTGATATGCAAGGTTCTAGTGGACCTGTTCACTTAAGAAACAAAAATTTAGCAAAATATTATGGTAAAATGATTGATGCCCCAGGATTTAAAGCTGGTGGTACTCCGGCGTGGACAAGAGCAGAAGGCAAAAATCCTAAAGGAGGATTAAATGCCAAAGGTCGTGCAAGTTATAAAAAAGGAACTTTAAAAGCACCAAGTAAAAAAGTAGGTAATAAACGTAGAGCTTCTTTTTGTGCAAGAATGGGTGGAATGAAGAAAAAATTAACATCTGCTAAAACAGCTAGAGATCCGAATTCAAGAATTAATAAATCATTAAGAGCGTGGAATTGTTAATGCGCAATTCTATTTTATGCGCTTTGGAAGCAAGATACGAAGCGGTTATTGCAGAAGCTCATACTATTATTAATATTTATTTAGAAAATTCAGTAGGTATTGGAGAACATCCGCAACATATTGAAGAAGTAGATAAACAACTACAGAAAATTTCTGATGCAGAAGAAAAATTATCGGCACTAGAAGATTTTAAAGAAGAACCTGTAGAAGATGCCACACAACGATTAGATAGACAACGAGAAGAACAAAAACAAAGAGAGGAGAAATAATGGACGAACTATTAATAATTAGTAAAACACAAAAAGCGTTAAGATCAAGACTTCAAGCCATTGGTGATAACATTTTAGCTGGAGGGGTTGACAATATGGAAAAATACAAGTATTTAATAGGACAGGCACATGCCTTACAATTAACTTTACAGGAAATCTCTAACCTGCTAAATGACAAGGAGCAAAAAGATGACAAAGGAAACGTTGTTAACATCGGAGATACCAACTCCAAAGGAAAAACCACAAATTAAACTGGCTTTAGAAGAAAAATACAAAGAAGAACAAACAGATTTACCTCCAGAAAAAGAACCTTTAAATCCTGAAAATATTAAAGATACAGTTGATGAATTACCTGTACCTTCGGGATGGAGACTTTTAGTTTTACCATTTACACCACCTACAAAAAGTAAAGGTGGACTTATTTATTCACAAGAGACTTTAGACAAAGCAAGAATTGCAACAACATGTGGTTACGTTTTAAAAATGGGACCCCTGTGTTACAAAGAAGAGAAGTTTACATCAGGACCCTGGTGTAAAAAAGGAGATTGGGTTATCTTTGCTCGNTATGCGGGNTCAAGATTACCAATAGAAGGTGGGGAAGTGCGATTATTAAACGATGACGAAGTGTTAGGGACAATCAAAGATCCNGAATCAGTTCTTCATTTTATTTAACCCATAGGAGAAACTATGCCAGAAGAAGAAAAGAAAAAACAAGACCTAATAGATGTTGGTGATGGTGANGAAAAANGCACTGAAATTGAATTAGATAAAAACAACGAACCGGTTAAACAAGAGGAAGTTGTAGAAGAAAAAATAGAGGTTGAGCAAGTACCTGCGGAAGATAAAACTTACGAAAATGAAAAGCAGGTTAAACTTGATAAAGCACCTCAAGAAAAAGATGAGTTAAAAGAATATAGTGAAGGCGTTCAAAAACGTATTGCTAAATTAACTCGTAAAATGAGAGAAGCAGAAAGACAAAGAGAAGAA